TAGCAGCTGCAGCATCGAGCGCCGCGATGGTTCCTGCGAACACTGGTGCAGCTCGTTTTGCTAGCGTCAGCCATGCCAGCTCGTTTTGAAATTCCTCGTCCAGCGACAGCATGGCGAGCATTTTCGCCTGTGCCAGAATGCCAGCATTTGATGTCGCGACGTCCTTCCAGTTCGGCAGCACAGCACCCTCGGAAATCTGTTTCGACATCTGCTTCGCCCAGCGCGTGACCTCATTTTCAATGCGAATTCGTTCCTCCATGTCGATCAGGATTTTGAACCGCAGCTTGACACCCTCGACGACTGTGACATCCACAGTGTCGCTCACTGGCGCTGATGTCTCGAGGATTTTATTTAGCAGCTCGCCGACCATTATTCAGTCACGTCCTCAGCAGGTTTCTCTGCTGGTTTCTGTGCTGGTTTCTCTGTTGGTTTTTCGTCAGCAGTTCCGCACTGATGGTCGCGGAATCCGCCTTCTCGCTTGGTTTCGTTTTGTTTTGCCATTTGTTAGGTTTCCTTACATTAACTCTTAACCAGAGTTCCCATGCCCTTAAATGTGTAGGATTCGGTCACGATGCCAGTTTCTGGCATGGTCAGCGATGCCGACTCGACCAGCGTGGTCCCCGTGTAGGTTCCGATGGTTGTGATGGTCGCGACGAATGTCACCAGCGTGTCGCCCGTGAGTGCAGTTGTCCACAGAGTATTGCCTGTCGATGTGGTCGGAGTGCCGCGCTGCTCGAAATCGATGTTTAACAAAATCAGCCCGTCGCGCTCGGTTCGCAGCTCAGCTGTCGTCAGTGTCACAGGTAGCACCAGAACCATGCCGCCGATGCTGACTGACAGTGTTGTTTCCACAGCTGACAGCGTCGCGTTGTTTAGCGTTTCCATCAGCGTCGTCGTATCTGCATCGAGAATCTGAAGTGTCGCGGATCCTGTGAATTTGGTTCCACTTGACTGGTAGGTCATGAACTGATCAGCTCGACCAGAACATTCCTGCGATGCTGTTGAAATGTTGATGTTTAGTGTCCGAATCTTTGCCAGCACGTCTGCGACGATGTTTGCGACCGTCAGTGTAAGTGTGGTCTGTCGTGTGCCTGATACGTCGCGCATCAGCTCGGTCGATGCCTCGAAACTTCGTTTCACAGGTACAGCTTTTGAATGTCTGGCTGCTCCGCCCTTGCCCTCCTCGACTTGCGCTGAAACCTTGAAACTGACATTCGTAAAAACGTCGAGAACACTGGTTGCGTCGAGTGTATATGCTGTGAGATCGCCTGCGTATTTCATAACTGGTTACCTTGTGATAAATTCATTTTGACACTTTGATTTCATGGTTTTCGATTGCCATCAAGATACATCTGGCGGAACACTTTTCTATATGACTTGATTTTCTCGCCGATGTATCCTTTCTCCCCTTTGCCCCAGACGCCTCGACCTACCATTTTGCGAGTGCCAGCTGGCAGGACCACATAAATGCTGCCCTTGGCTGACCGACCGAAACCTGCTGTGATAACGTGTGCGCCGCCTGCTCGACGTTTTGTGACGTAGGCAGAACGTGTCAGATTGCCACTGATTCGACCGATAGGCAGATTCGGTGCAGACCCTTTGCGCTTGCCGACCTTTGGTCCTCGCCTGTACTGCGCCGCACCTCTTTTCCGTCCGTTCGGCGTAGACTTTGCTGCCGAGACTCCTCGACCGTATGGATGCCCCATGCGCGCCAGCCAGTTGATTCGCGCTTCGCCGCTCGGCTTTGCACCGTTCGTCACATCCTGCATGTCTAGCCGTATCTGCGCTCTGATTTCCTCGACCGCCTTGTCCATTGACATGTTTAGCCGTTTCATTTTCTCAGCCATGGCAAGTGCCGCCTGAGTCGTCGTGCGCTTCACTGCCATACTGTCGTGTTCACCGTGAATGTCATGCTGACGCCGCAGGAATTGTCGACATCATCCAATGGAATCGGTGTCCAGCTCGTCACCATCGGCATGTAGCCAACACCACCGAATGCGGCTGGCGATGTTGGAATACTTCCTGAACTTTCAGAAAATGGTGTCAGTAGGTCGATGAGCGCCTCGGCTTTTTCCGCCATGAGTTTCTGTGCATCTGTGCTGCCGACTGGCAGTGCGAATTCGCCAGCGATGGTCCATGTCCACTGCTGCTCGACCGAACGACCAGCTGCAGCTCGGTCGCAGCTCTCGAGCGTTATCACAGCTCGCGGCAACTGTGGCAGCGGCTTGGCAGCTCGACCTGGCGATGTGGTCTCGACGTCCCAGGCTGTTTTTATGTGACCTGCGATTGCGTTGAAAATGTCTGTGTAGTGCATCAGTGTTTCACCCCAACCGCATAGACTGCGATGTGATCTGTCGCCAGTCCCTGCTCATTCGTCTGAACCTTCTCGATGGCATACAGGTCGCCGACCCATTCTATGGTTCCGCCGACCTCAAACGTCGAACGGTTCAGGTCTGTCACGTCGACGTAAAATGCGAACCCGTTGGTCACATCTCGAGCAAAAATGTCGTATGCAGCGTTCGGCGACATCTGCTGCGCGCATCCAGAAATGTAGATACCTGGCGCATCTGGCGCGAATCCCTCGACCACATTGTTCGCCCCCAACCTTGCGGAAACTGCGAAAACTCGAAACTGGTGTGGCTTGAACGGAACACTCACGACAACCAATACCCTCGAGCAATTTCGGCAGCTCGTTTCCGTAGCGTCTGTACTGCGCTTTCGCTGTTTTGGATTTCGATTAAACCTGTTTTGATTCGAGTCGCTGCGCCTTGTCGTCCAGCACCTTCCTCGATGGCTCTGGCGGACGCTAGGCAGTAGATTGCGTCGTTGACCTGGTCGTCGATGCCGTTCGCGTCTGTGTATCCCCATGCCGCTGTGATTTCCAGCCTGATGTATGGCTTGGTTCTAAAAATCAGCTGCGTATATGGCGCCGTGTAATCTGGCAGCTGCCAGTCGTCCCACTGCACCAAAGTCGTGCCGACAACGCCTGTGCTGACACCCGATTTCACCAGCGTCGGTGCTGCGGAAATAGGTACGGCTAAGTCCAGGACCCAGCCGCGCCTATCCGCCTGAATGTCTCGCGGATCAAAAACTTTGGTCGATGAAACCGCGAGAAATGGTCGACATCCGACCAGCCCTTCCCATTCACCGATGGCGGAATTCAGCAGCCGTGTTTCGTCAGCTGCTGACAGTTCCTCTGTGACGAATCCCTTGTTAAAGAGATAGGTTCCCAGTTCGGTCGATGTAATGTAAGCCATGGTCGGATGTCAGATGTTAGAGATATGAACCAGCTACGACGACGACTGCTGCGTTTTGGTTTGCGCCAGTTGCCTGTGCCACTGGGAGTGCGCGTGGTCGAGCGTACGCCTTGATGCCGCTGATGACAGCATTCGCAGTGTTTCGGTCGATGGCGACTCGGATGTATCTGTTCGTCAATTCCGACAGACAGATGGTGATAGTTTTGTTGGTATCAGCGTCTGTGTAGTCGTATTTTGCACCAGTGATGTTGGTCCAGCTGGTGTTGTTGTCGCTGCGCTGGAGTTGGAATGTCCCAGTGCCAGTTGCAGTGATGGCGCCCATGTCGATGACGACGTTGAGCGCGCTGTCAGCCAGACAGTCGATGCTGCTGGAGTTGACGTCAGTCGTACCTGCAGCCAGGTTTTTCGTAGTTGCTGCAGTAGCATCAGGAAAAACTGTGACGATGTTGAACGCGTTAAAAGTAGCCATTATGCTTTCACCTTGAGTCGGCTGAATGCCTCTTCGAGAACGGGCGCACCATCGCTGAATTTATGCATGACGTAGCCATACTCGCCAGCGGATGCGTACGGATCTTCGACCAATACTTGCACAGCAAGATTCAGGAAGTCGTAAATGTGATAGTACTGGAAGTCGCCGAAAACGACAGGATAGTTGCCAGCAGTGAACACTGTTGGTGCGCTTTCCGATTCGTACAATGGTCGACCCTTCAATGTCATCGGAGTACCGACGGCGAGAACGTTTCCAATGCCAGCAGATTCAGTGAAAATATACTGATTCGCGGAGTCCTTGAGTTTCATGACTGTAGTCACGAACTGTCTCGATCCGACCCATGAACCTCGGTTTCTGATGGTCGCTTTCACGTTCATCATGGTCGAGAGAATGTCGTCTGCTGCAATGGTTCCTGAGCCTGCAGTTTCGATGTCTCGGCTTGTCGAGATACCGTCTGCGGATGCAGTGAAAATGCCTAGCCATTGACCAGTGCCGTTTCCTTGCATGGCTGCTGCTTCTTCCTTGAGTCGGACGCTGTAATCCAATTCCTCAGCCAACCACTGCTCGACATCAATCACAGACTGCTCGATGAGTAGTCGGCTGTTGGAAGTCTTTACAGTCACTCGGTGCGGCTTGAATTCACGCTGACCTGTGGTCACGTTGGTCGGAATCGCAGTTTCTGCTTCGCCTTGCCAGTATGATGTGGCTCGGTTGGTTTGCCGTGGGACAGATACGTTTCCTCGAATGGTGTTCACGCGGCAGATCTGTCGCATGAAAATCGGATCGTCGACTGGCTTGATGATTTCATTCAAAATCACCGTCGGGACCAAAAATCCACCTGCAGTGTTAGGGTTTACCTGTTGCTGCGCTCGGATGTTTTGAACCTGGCTGCTGTCGCCTCGCAGGTACTGTCGCCATGCGCGAACGTTTGCGTCCTCGACATCGGTTGATGCCTTGGCGCCCATGATGCCAGGCTGATTTCCGCTTTGCATCATGAATGATCGTGCTGATTCGATTTCTGCTCGTCGCTCGAGTTCTTTCTTTGCGTCTAGCATGTCTGCAGCAGCTTGGTCGAATCGGGCTTCCACGTCAGCTGGCATAACTGCCTTGCCTTCGTACTTGGCTCGAGTTTCGTCCAAAAATGCGACAGCATTTGCTAGTTGTTGATTTAGCTCATTAACTGATTTCATTTTTGTTACCTCAATTTGGCGAACTTTTCCGCCTGTCGCTCGAGTGCAGTCGGTGCGCTGGCTGCCTGAATCAGGCTGTCCAGCTTGCCGCGCAGCTGCTCAAGTTTCTCGATGGAAGTTTTGCCGAGTGTTTTGTTTTGCTCGGACCGCAGCTCGAAAACTTCGGTCGCTCGCTTTGTTGCTGATTCGATAGCATCATGAACTAAATCGAGTTGATCAGCGAGAGTCATGCCAGCATGAGCAGACCCTAAATCGTGTCGGACGGCTGTCGCCTCCGATTCAGGAACCGCAGGGAAATTGACCTGCGACACTTCAAAAATTTTCGCGATTCGTGTGATCAGATAGCATTCACGCTGGCATTTTCTGATGGATTCGACATCGAACGCATTCAGGTCCATGTTCATAGTCGCCGCCATTTCCAGCAGTGCGTCGCCATTCTGCAGCTCGACGTAGTCGCCGATGTTGAACCCGATGGACAGACCGACTCGTTTCCCAGCGGCAAGTCGTTCCATGGCGACTGTGCGAGCATCCTGTGCATCACCTGTCGTGTGATAGTCGACCTCGACATCGATGCCTGCGCCAGTGTCCACTGCGGACCGAATGTAGCCGATAGCCAGGTCGTCGGCATCGTGTGCAGCCAGGAATGAACCGTTCGCGACGAAATCTGGCAGTGCAGCCGTGGCGGACCCTGGCGCGAACACTGTCATGTAGGAATCCATTTTTCCGTACGCCAATGCCGTCCCCTTGAGTCCTCCTTTACTTTCGACCGCGTCGTCCATGCGTAGGTCGAATTGTCGGTGCTGAATTTTTGTCATGTTCATCTGCCTGTTTTGCTCCTGATCGATAATGTAATTATAGGCATCTGTAAACCATGCCTTCGCCGTCCTGCCGCCCCACAGCAGCGCAGCCACATACGCTGGTGAGTCCTCAGGTTCATCCAAGAATCGTTCATTCCGCGCCCACCATCGGTATCCTTTGCGAATCTTGTTTTCTGTCTGCTGCTCACCCGCTGCCATCGAGCGCGCTTCTTTGATAGTCGCTGGCTCCAGACCGTCGCCGCCTAGCCCGTCCTCGAACAGCTGCAGACCTTTCTTGCATGCGTTTTGTACGGCTTTTGGCGGATAGAAAATTTCTGGCATGTTAGACCTCGAGCGTTACTGGCTTGATAGATGATACCGTCTCGCCATTGACCTCGAATTCCAGATGACACTTGCAGTTTCCGAGACATGGAGTCGAGCATGCACCTGGCGTTGTGAACAGGTCATCTGGAAAAAACGGCGACATGCCAGCCAGTGCTGGACAATCTTGACAGTGAATTTCGACAGCTCCGAGAACCCATGTGATTTCGGTTTCAATCGGCAGATTGTCGACCGCAGCCTGACCCGCGATGCCTCTGGCTTTGCCCATGTATAGACGCTGCCGCTGCAAAATCAGGTCCTCGCGCAGCTCGCCGAATTCGTCGTCATACCTTCCATCGAGAATGTCGTCGATGAATCCCTGAAGGTAGTCGGCATCGACGTCGGCGATGGCTTGACCTGCTAGAATGTCCTCGGTCCCAAATTCTGTGAACAGTGCTGTCGACACCTGGTCCCTGCCTATCCAATGCGCGTTCGCGTTTGCCTGCAGGATCGCATCGAAAAATGCGTCCGCCCACTGCGTCTCGTCGATGGCGCCATTGACCAGTCTGCTGGTCGCCCTTTTTGATGCATTCCAGTTGAAATTCAGCATGTCGGTAAACCATGCCTGATGGCTTCGATTTCCTGGCTGATTGAATGCCGATGGCAGCGCCCTGATTTGAACTGGCTTTGGAGTATAAACCAGCACCCGTGTCGCCAGTTGGTCATAGTGCGACCCTAAATGGCTGACACAATGGCGGCTTGTTTTACACATCGGACTTCAGCTGGACGTTCTCGAGTGCGCGCATCTGCGCAGCTGTGTACCTTGCGGACCTAGTCGCTGGAATCGGCGCCATCAGCGCAGACATGTCGAACCATGTGCGACCATCCTCCAGGTCAGTGATGAACCCGAGCGCTTTTCTAAACTCACCTCGAGTGCTGGCGCCAGCCTTGAATGCTTTCTCTGCTCGGTCGTATTTTGCTGTCACGTCCTCATCTAGCTCGCGATAGCAGGAATAGTTAAATGCCAGCATCTGGTTGTCACTGAACGCGACACCCTCCTCGAAAAACGCCTTGTCGAGTGTGCTGGCGATGATTGAAAGTAGCGGCAGCACAGTGTCCTCGATGAATGCCTCACGCGCCTCCGCCATGTTGTTGTACGTTTTGCTATCAGACGGCAGTCCCAGAATCATCGGATCCACACCGAGTGCAGCCAAAATTTCTGTCATGCCATGGACCTTTTGCTCGATAGCCTTGATGTCGGTCGGCGACATTGCGACTCTGGTGATTTCAAACGCGCCAGGTAGGTCCATCGCCTGTCCTCGTCGGTCTCTGGTGAATGACTGCCATCGGTCCCGCATGCTCTTTCGCTGCTCGGTGGATGGCTCGAGCGCGTTGGAATCCTTCGGCGAGAAAATCACGCCAGGTATTCCCATGTTCGACATGAGTGTCGCTGCATAGTTCGCCGCCTCGTTATCGCTGACTACCTGCCGCAGACATGCCATGAGCGCCGACATTCCCAGCGCTGGATTGTTGGTATCGACCATGCCATCGCGGAAATGGATGATTTCGCTCGGTGCGACGCTGAACTGTTGACCTCCGCCGTATGGGAAAATTTGGTATCTGGTGATCAGCTCGTTACCATTATTCGGCGAACCATCGACATGCGTGTCTGATTTCGGCTGCACCTGAAACGGCATCAATGGTGCGAGTCCGATCATCAGACCAGTCTTGTTTCGGCGCTTCAATAAGTATGCGTTTCCGTAAACCTTCAGGCTGCAGCTGATTGCCTTCATCAGCGTGTGCTGATCCAGTCCTGGCATGGGATTCGTCCATGCGAAAATTCGATAGTCTGGCGAGTAGACGACCGCGCCGTCTGGCTGAACTGTTTTCAGCTCCAGCTTGGGCTGCGCGACTTTCTGTGCAATCTTGCTGATAGCGATGGCGACAGTGCTGTTTGACTCAATCGTCCCTGCCTCGCTGCGCCAGTCCCTGTCTGTGGCTCCATAGCGCAGATAGCCGCCGAGCATTGATGATGGACCGACATATTTGTCGCCGACGAACTCAAAGTTTTTGTTCTGTGGTCGTGGTCGAGCAGCTCGAATTTCTATGCCAAAAATTTTCATCGTTTACCAGTCCCAGACATTTTTCGTTTTGAACAGCTCATTATATGCACCTGACCCAGCGTCGACCTGGTCGTCGTTTTTGCCAGTCGGAAACTGCCGCAGCTCATCGACGAATGCCGCGTTCCATGATCCGCGCACCAGTGCCACATTCCCTGCGTTCACCTGGCTCGCCAGACCATCGGCGCGAAGCTCTTTCGACCCTGTTTCCCGAATGGCTTTTATATTGTATCCGTTGAATAATCTGATGAATTGTAGCGCTGCGTCCTTACCTGCTGACCCAGGATCCTCAGGAACGACGATGCGGACCTGCTGACCGTCTGCCTGCGCCACCTGCTGCATCACTGCGTTTCTCTGGTCGGACGCCCATTGCCCCCGAATGACATCGAGAATGTAGATGCGACCTGCCTGGTCCTTGCCGAGTTTCACACCAGCTGTCCAGTCACCTTTTCCACTGCTGGCGGCGACGTCCCATTTCCTGACCAGCTCGACCATCGGCGGCAGCTCGTTCGAGTTGATGTACATAAATCGGTCGACCTTGAAAATGGCGCCTTCTCTGATGCTCGGACGTCCCTGAAACAGTGCTTGAAAATTGTATTCGCCCATCTGTTGGCGGACCTGCTCGAGGAATGACAGTGGCTTCACTTCCTGCCACAGTGCCTCGCCTGGTTGCCGACCGAGCGCGTCGTTTTCCTCGGCGATTGCTGGCAGATTGATAAACGTCCAGCTGCTGTCTGCCTGGTCCTGGAGTCGTCCGATTAAGTCGTCGTGATGCCACCTGGTCGCGATTACGAATGCTTTGGTACGCGGATAAAATCGCTGTACTATGCTGCCCTGCCACCAGTCCCAGATGTTTCCTCGCTCAATGGCTGACTCCGCCTGCGCTCTGTCCTTAATCGGATCATCGCAGACCAGCAGCGAAATCGGATTGATCCCAGTCGGTGCGCTGCCAACTCCTCTGGCGACCAGTCTGGCGCCATTCGTCAGTCGCCATTCGCTCATCGCATTCGACGACTGATCGAGTATCCCCAGCTCGGCTGCCAATTCCCTCGCAGGTCGGCTCAGGTTTCGGTCGGCGAAATCCTGACTGTATCCAGTGAAAACGATGGCGTCTTTCGAGTGTCGCTGCGCCCAGTACACTGGCAGCCTGGTCGTAATGGTCTGGCTTTTGCCATGTCCTGGCGGCATCGATATGGCGACGTTCTGCAGCTCGCCCTTGATGACCTTGTCTGCGATGTCGCACAGGTATTTGATGTGCCTGGGAAAACCGTAGTCAGCAGGCTTGCGCAGTTGATACCATTGGGAAAATGTCAGGTTGTGCTGCTCGATTGCCAGCCGCAGCTCGAGTTCACGTCTGCTTAATTTGCTGTATTCGCTCAAGTTCCGCGACCATGTCCTCGACACTCATGCCATTGATGTCCTTGCCGTTCGTCGTGATGTCGACCTTGTCTTGTTTTCCGAAATCCTCCTTCCGCCGTCGCTCGAGATACCATGCTGCTGCCTGCCATGTCTGAGTCGATGCCGTGTGAATCACATTGACATAATGCTCGATAGCTTGTTCCTCGGCTCTTTTAATGGCATCAGAAAATTCAGGAAATTCCCGCACATAGACTGCAAATGTTTCCATCGAAATGCCAGCGCATGTGGCTGCTGTGGTCCGAGTGTTGCCCTGGGACAACGAATAGCAGATGCGCTCGACTACCTCTGGCGTGTACTTCGATGGTCGTCCTCGCCCAGGTCGTTCGTCAGCTTTTAAGTTTTTCTTAACAGCTGGTTTTCGCTTCGGTTTAGCCGCTGGTTCTGGTTTTGGTTTCGGCATTTATAGAGAGTACCATCACTGCCAGCGACCCTTTGTCATCGACAGATGCAGCGCCGACCCTTCCCTGATCCATTGACCCTGAATCAATTTGTATCCCTTGGCAGCCATCGCCTCGCGCTGCTTTCGCATCTTGATTCGTCTGGATTCGCGCCTGGTCATGGCTTTTCTTTTTCGACGATTTCGGCAGTCACGCCGAATCGACCGAGCAACAGTTTGCCGATGATAATTTCGGCAGGTTTCACATCGTCTAGGTTTCCCTCGAATGTCAGTGTCTGTCTGAGTTTCCAGCCGAATACTCGGACCACTTTTTCGACAGGTCCCAATGCTGGATGCCACAGCTTCAGGTAGTGCGTCGTCATTGGACAGCAGCACCGAATCCCAGCGCAGCTGCTGCGCCAGACACTGCGCCAGCTAGCCATCGCTTCGCTGCGAGTTTGAAATCGAACTGTGCATCGACCGATGTTTTCCACTTGTCCAGGTCGACCATAATGGCTGACAGTAGCCCAGAAAATGCGCCGACGATGATATTTTTCACGATGATGTTCATGATGCTTGTATTATGACCTCACAGAATCACCCTGCTCTGGCAGGTCAAAGTCGTCTTCTTGTTCTCCGTTTTCTCGACTTGTCGCAGCTCGATTACTGCGCCTCCCATGGGCTGCGGCGACAGATTCCAGCCCGCAGCATAACTCGCCTTCGTTTTGTGATGGATGCCGTAGGTCGACAAATAACTGCCAGTCATAACGCAGGTAACAGGTCGCTCGATAACGCGATGATGCTGCGAATCGTAGTGCATTTTCATATCCATGATTGCGTATCTGTTATGTTTGTGACCTAGCCACAATGCATCGATGTTCGTGTGCCAGGCCATCATACGCTGAAAATCTGTGACACCTTTTGTCACTGGCGCAGCACCACCAGCACCATGGTGCCTGTAGAGTGTCCAGCTGGTCCTCTTATTTTTCCTGAAAATCTGGATGTTCCAGAATCCACACCATCCGCCAGCGATGATGTTCACATTCGGCAGCTGGTTTAACCTGTCAATCAGGATTGATGTGAGACAGATGTGATGCCGTTTCTCGACGTGCGCCTCATGGTTTCCGATGCCTATGCCCTCGATGTGCGTCGCGTACGGCTTTAGGAATTCGTATGCCATCTCGAGCGCTGCGTCCAATGGTGTCGACCCCAGCTGCAGCAGCTCAGGATCCAATGCCTTTAGGTCGAATCGCTTGATGTCCGATGGCAAAATGGCGTCCCAGATGTCACCGTTCAGAAAAATCTTGGCATCCAGATTCGACATCACATCGAAATCGTGCTTCAGCGCTGGCTTGTATAGGCTGCTCGACCCAAAGTGCAGGTCGGAAATTAAACCCAGTCGAACGATGTCATGAACCGATCCTGTGTGAACCTGCGTAATGTGGTTTCGCATAGGTTCATTTTGACTGTGGAAAAGTATGTGTATAACTTTCAGCGATTATGATTTCGGTCGTTCATCAGTGTCTCGACATGTGCTGACAGTTTCGCCAAATGAGTTTCGGTGCGATGGACCAGTTGTTTCATGTCGACGTGGTCCGTTTCAATCTGCGTGATTTTCTGCTGCAGTTTCCCGATGTGCAGAATGCCTGCGACCATGGGAATCAGCCATGCCCAGAATGACGACAGCGCGCTGCTGATGTGGGAAATGGTTTCGACGCCCTGCTGCTGGCTTTCTGGCGCTGGCATTACTTCAGCCTCCGACATAGACCTGCCCAGAATTTCAATCGAACCTCTCGATCACGAATCACAGACCTGTCATGTGGATTGTCAAGAAACCCGATTTCAGCGAGACATGCTGGTGGTCCAAAATCGAGAACAGCCAGACGAGAATGCTGGCTTTCCGACTCACGTTTCAGACCTCGGCTTTTCAGACCTGTCGCCTCGACCAGGCTGTCCAGCACCAGCTGTGCGAACGCCCTATCGGAAATGTCGCGATAGTAGACCTCGACGCCTGTGGCTTTTCCGTCGGCGGCATTGCAGTGAATCGAGAGAAAATGTGTGCAGTGCGCAGCTGCAGCCATGTCGTCGCGGCGACCGACAGGAACCTCGTCGAGATTATCGTCGCGTGTCAGAAAATGATTGATGCCATACTGCGGCAGAATGTACTTGCCTGTGAGCGCCCATTCCAGTGCGATGTCGCATTCGCGGACGCCTGCAGCCACTGCCCCTGGATCAAACACATCGTCGCGTTTATTCGACATGCCGTGACCAGGATCGATTGCCAGTTTCATTTCTTGACCTCGGTAGAACGGATGCAGGCTCGGTCTAACGTCTGGCATTGCCAGCACCTGCTACAGAACACACTACTACCGAGTTAAATTGTACTCCTAGAAATCCATCGAATCCTGGTGAATTGACAGACGTTTTTCCATCATCTGCTGCGCCTTATCAATTACAGCTGCAGCCGACATCATTTCTATCGCGCCACCAATCGTGACCAGCACATGCTTTTCGCCACTGGCGGCTGTCTCGATGGCATGGACTCTGAACCCATTCTGCCGCAGTTCTTTGATGGCGTCGTTTAGATCAATCATCGACCAGCTCGTCCTCGTCTCGGATTTCCTCGGCTGACTGCATTTCTATCAGACGCGCCTGCGTTTCTGGTGTCAGGTATCGATCATCATTCAGCCACCATTTTCGGTGGTCGACCATGTTGGAATGAAACATCGAATCACCTGTCGAGAACTTTGCCATGTCTTATCAATCTTTCCCATTTCATTGTAGCGTACGGCTTATTCCCGTCAAAATAGCCGTCGTGTCTGAACGCGCCGCCGAGACCGAGACAGGCAGACTCTAAAGCCAGATGCTCGACCACCAGAAACTCATTTCGCGGCTGATTGTATAGAAACCAGTCGACCCTGTGGATGCTGTTCCAGCTCGAAATGACATTCAGTTTTTGGTGCTTGAATTTGAACGTCTGGTCTGCGCCGCATCCCTGGACCTCAATGAACCGTTCCTGGATGAGGAAATCTGGCGCCTGTGCGATGTGCGACGGCAGCAGTGCGACATCGAGAGGCGGACGCTCAAGTCCCCAGCGGATGTACTTTAGACCAGTCTCATCCGCCCAGGACGTAAACGCAGTTTCTGCAATATCGCCCAGCGTTTTCTCGCGATGCTGCCAGCTCTGCTCGCTGAACTTTTGCGTCATAAATCCTCCAGCTTCAGCATGTTCGCGACCAGTGATTTCGCATGCTGCAGCTCGTCGGCTGTCAGCTCACGCGCAGGTTCTGGCGTCGGCAGTCCCAGCTGTTTTCTGGCATGGTCAATCAGCCGCTCTTTCTCAGCCTCTGGAATGTTCCGCCTGATGTCGATGGTGTGCGCGATTTGATAGCCGAGTTCATTCTGGCTGTAGCCGATAGCCAGCGTCTGAAACTCGGCATGCCATGTCTGCAGACACGCCTCGCGAAACTCTGGTGCTGATGGAAAATCCATTGATGCTGGCGACTGCTCGCCGCCCTTCCAGACCCAGACCTGTCGCCGCATATAGCGCATGCACGTCGATTGCACGATTTCCTTCGTGATTTTCGGCTCGTCAGCCATCAGCAGCGCGTACAGTTTCGCCTTCGTCTGCATCTGCTCAAACGACCAGTCGCCGTACGTTTTGTAGCCGCCGTCGATCAGGACGGCGAATGCTTTAATGAGTGTTTTGGTGAGTGTTGGTGTGTTCATTCTAGTTCCTCGATACTGCTGCCAATTCTGGCGAGCATGCTATTTCTTTCGTTCGATCCAGACCTGGCGCGCCCAGGTCGTTCGCTACGTTCTACCTTCTCTGGAAAAACTCCCTGCCAGCCGTTCGCCAGCGATTCATCGAGCGCGTCGGCTGCCAGCTCCGCGTCATGTTTCGACAGCTTGTGCAGCAGCGCCTTTCCGCCGACAGCAGAAATCGGTTTCTTTATGTCCTTTCGATGTTGGACGAATGCCGACCAGCTGGCGAGAAATCGGTCCTCTCTGAGACACTCAGGAATAATCCAAACATCACGCGTCTCTACACTAGCTTTAGCTAGTGTTAATAATCTGTCTGTGTTTGTGTTTGTGTTTGTGTTTGGTTGAACATCTGTTGAACTGCTGTTGAACACCTGTTGAACATCTGTTGAACACTTGTTCATCACCTGTTCAGAACGTTTTGTTTTCTTAGGTTTTTGAACCTGACTGCGCCTCGATTCGGCTGATTTTTGACCCGCTGATTTCTTAGCTTTTTGACGTTCAATCGCTTCGGTTCGCAGTTGATCGAGACGAATGTTCCGACCATCTGGAAACAACTCGTCTAAATATGGCGCGAATTCTGACCACTGTTCCTGCGAAATTGCAAGAATGTTCAACAGCCGTTCAACATCTGTTAAACAGCCGTTTTCCCACTGAATGTCGAGCAGCTCGCGATAGATGGCGCGCGCCGTAAATGACATGCTGCGGACAGTGATTGACGATGCGAAGTCTCGCGGATACCAGGGATACCATCCCATGGGTGTCGAAATATTTGGCGACGATGCGCCCTCGTTTTTATTCATTTTTACCTTTAGTTCCTTCCTCATTTAACAGGCTTTCTGGCAAGGTATCTATGGAGGAAGGAAACCATACTCGCCTGTTAAATGCTCCATGTTTATTATATCAGACTTTCTCGATTTTGATCGTCACACTCGATTCTTTATCGTCCGTCCGACAATGCTCGAACGTGCCACCGACGACCGTGTTAAACGTGTCGCCATCAATTACGCCAGCATTGACCAGCGCATCCTCGAGCGCCTTAATTCGATTCGACAGGTCGCCGCGAAACGTGGGACCGAGATTGAACATGTAATGTATTCGGACAGGACCACTGACAGCTCGGAGTGTGAGTGCCAGGTATAGCTGGACACTGTCCTGCCAGACCTTGTACGCGCCAGTTTTCCTGCGTCCCTTGCCTGGGACATTCGCGTACATGTTGTTGACGCTCGGTCCGATCGTGATGGTGGTCGTGTCCGATTTTCTCATGCTCCGTCGTCCTCGATTTGCCTTGCCAAGTCGACCAGTTTCTGCTCGCCGATAATGTCGATTTCATCGCCGCAGGTCAGCTGCCAAACGCCTGGTCTGACGACATCGACCGACAGGTTTTCCTGCTCGCTTAGGACCTCGATGGCACGTCGGACAGTCATTTCTTCTCCTCCGCTGGTGGTTCTGTCTCCCAGACCCAACCATTATCGGTGGGTCGAAGTATTCCTAGAATTTTCACTCCTCATCCTCCATTTCTCTCGCTAGGTCTACAATCTTTAGATATTTTTTACCATGAGCATTAAGTCGAAAGTCGGTGTTGTTAATCGCCCAATAAATGTAGTCGGGGTCTTCCTCTATCACGGTTCCAACAAGTTCCTCACGATACTTGCCAAATGGCATCATATCTAAAATTGAATATTCTCGCATCATTCCTCATCCTCCATTTATTTTGTAAATCTTCCAGTTTTATTGTCCCATTCATCCCAGTGAGCGTTTACGACTTTGCCGCCACCAGAGCACTTGTAGTCTCCGATGATGTACTCCATGTCTAGAATTGAAGGAGCTTTCTTGCGGCATTGGTTCGAGCAGACTTTGAACTGTCTTGCACCAATGTCTTGGTGTCCGACTGACCCGTAAAGATGCGAATTACTCCCCCATTCAAATGGTTGCTTGCAAACATCGCAGTGGTAAACCTTGATGGTTCTGGGAGTGAATTTGATAACATTGCTCATTCGTCGTCACCATAGTCCGCGACTGCCAGCATCGCATAGATGACTAGAATAGCCAGCACGACGACGAATGCCAGAACGATTTCCCAGTGTCTCATCACTCATCACCAAATGGATCGTATTCGTCCTCGACTGCTGCTGGCTTTGGCGCAGCTCGATTCGTCGATGTGTTCGCGCCTGCCTCGTCCTTTGGTCGGTCGAGTGCGTTCACGTTATCTGCGACGACATCAATGCTCTCGCGCTTGTTACCGTTTTGGTCCTGCCATGTGCGCTGCTCCAGCCGACCATCGACTGCCACCAGCCGACCTCGACCGATGTACTCGGCGACGTATCTGGCGACCTGTCCCCAGACTCTGACTCGAAAGAAATCCGCGTCTGGTCCCTCTGCTGGCTTGATTCGTTTGTTGACGGCGATGCTGAATTCGACGACGTCCTTTCCTGTGGATGTCGTGCGCAGCTCTGGATCGCGTGTCAGTCGTCCGATAAGAATTGTTCTATTTACCATTTTGTAATTTCCTGTATTGTTGTCCGATGCGCCGCATGTGCTTACATGCTAACGCATTTTTGTCTGTGATGATGTCGAGAAACTGCGGCTCCTTTCGTCTCATTATTGAGTCGTGGCAGTCGCAGGTCGTGTGTCCATGCTGATTTACATGGACCTCGTAAAAGTGATTCCAGCGGCTTTCGCTACCGACAACAAACAGACACTCATTGTCGACCACATCCACCAGATAGACTGGCATCCGCTGGAATTTGCGCGTCATTTCTGCCGCCTGCTGACCTCCTCGACGTACAGCCTGACATCGTCAACTGTCTGGCATCCCTCGTCGTTTATGGCGGCATTGACTAGGTCCAAAATGTTCAACGATTTCGGCACGATAGATCTTATCCATGCTAAGTCCTCGGTAGTGCCGCCGATTTCATGCCAGTCCGCCTGAACTTTCTTTCGCAGGACAGCTCTGGCGTCCTCGACTGTGACCTCGGTCGGTTTCGCCGCTGGCTTGGCTGTAGCTGCTTTTGCAGGACCATGCGCATCGGTGTCGGTGTCGTCTACAATCGGAATCATCAAATATTTCAGCAGCGCGTACTTGGTGCAACTCGTGATGGCTTTCTGAATCCCTTTGTCGTCGCTCCCTTTCGATTCGCCGAACCATGCGAACTCGTCGACCTGATCTGAGTCGGCGTCCTTCACAATGAACATCATGTGAACAATGACGTGACCGTTGTCGTGCCTCGCATCTAACACTGTCGGTGTAATTTGAACACCATGTTCGCAGCATGCGTTTCGGACGGCTGGGAGTACATCATCCCATGCCTGATACTTAAATTTGAAGTGTGCATTCAAACCGTTTTTCTCGACGGCGCCGATGGACCTGCTGACTGCCAGAACTTTCGCCGCCAGCGACTGTGGCTTGTTCATTTCGACACCACCTGAATGTCGCATTTCTCGACGTCCTCAGTCACCTCGAAACCCTCTGGTTTCTGCTCGATCAGGACAAGTTTCTGCGCGTCCGAAATCTTGGAAATCTGAAACTCCTCGGTGATTTTTATCGCCTCGACCCAGCCGAATTTCTGCGCCACTGCGAGCGCCAGACCTTTGTCGGCGACCTTTACGCCGCCGCGGACCGTTCGGAATTTGACCTTGCCGAATGGAGTGTCGAGAGTCTTGGATTTTTGACCTGTCAGACGACCGTGTGCGAATGCCTCAATGTGGCTGCCGTACAAATCCCGCAGGTAGTCGACGTGCGACTGCAGCCGCTTTTCCTGTCGGCGGCAGTTGTCGAGAATGAACGCATGGTGCTGCTGCATGGCTGCCAGTGCATGCTCGGTGCGACCGATGCGCTCGAGCGCCGCCTCCAGCGCTGTCATGGATGTGATGCCGTCGTGGCTGATTGCCTCGCACAAGATTTCACCTGTGGCTGTCTCGACGACGCTGTTTTGGATGATAGTGTATGTTCGTTCGCTCATGGTTATTTGCTTCCTTTCTGTCCTGGCATCTTGCCTGTTCGTATAAAGTGTTCTGCTCGGTATCGCAGACCCTGTGGGGATAAACCCGCCTCTTTCGCGATGCGAGAAAATGGTCGCAGGTTGCGCTGAATAATCAGCCACTGCGCCGCTTCCTCGATCAGCTCGTTCATGGTTTTTGTGTTAGCCATCCACCATAGTATACACATTTTCTCAGATTGTATAAAAACTTTTTCTACAATCGTCTGGGACTTTAGACCTATTTTGAATATAAATATATAAATAATTTTCTCCGATTGACAAAATAATTTTCTCCATGTGTATAATAGAGTTTGTCGGCACGGAGTCGACACGGAACTACATGACACACTACAATCTCGAAACTGGCAACCCAACTCCAGAATTTCTCATTCAGCTCGCCAAAATGCTCGGTGGCAGACCCTGGGCGAACCATGGCAAATTCCGCATCTACTTTGACGAAGGTAAGAAAACCCAGGTTTACTTGAATTTTGAGGACGGCTGGTCGCTGAACATCTGGCTCGAACCATGCGGACAGACCGCAAAATGGTACGCGAATCGCAAACGCGATCTCCAGCAGCAGTACACGCGCCACATCCGAGTCGCCATCGGCAGCCATCATTTCGGCGAACCTGTCACGGCATACTCGCCAGAGACGAACGCGGATTTCGAGAAAATGGTTTCCGAATTTGCTGCTCTGCTCGATGGAGTCGCGGCATGACAGACCTGCTCATCGCTTCCATCAGACTGACCATGTCAGACCTGCTGAATGATGCAGACCTCGATGGCTGCGCTTGCTATGATGGCGACTTTCAAAATCCGTCAGAAACCTGCGACGCATGCTGGTCAAAAATCGAACTCAAGCAAATCACCAGCTGGTACACGGATGCATCGCACGACCTGGACGCTTGTGACCTCGATGCCTGCATGGCTGTTGTCGAATCGCATTTCGTTCCTGAATGGTTTGCGACCTATTCCAGCGACATGGCTGCACACCAGCTCGACGAAACCCAGCGCACCGTGCTGTTCGTCTACTCAATTTTGCCTATCCTCTCGGACTACATAAAATGAACACTAAACTCTACGCGCATATCGTGCGCACCGAAAACTCGACCACCGTTACTGCCTCGACGTTCAGCACCAGCTCGACTGCCCAGGTCGTGCCGATCACTGGCAGCAACACGACCATCCTCGCTGCACACTACGTCGCGATATTCCTCAGGACTCACGACATTCCAGACCTCGCACATTTCTACCTGTCGCGCTGCGTCGACTATGCCGCGGCATACGAATCAATCGTTCACTGCGTCGAGGTTTATGAATCGCACGGCAAAAACAATCTGCGACCGATTTCGGATGTCGTGCAGTTTGTCTATAACTGGACCAATTCCACACTGACCGAATTGCTGCCGATTTGCTTTGACCTCGAAACCTCTGGAGTTAACTAAAATGAAATCAACCTACTCACAAAAACTCAGCGACGTTGTCCTCTCGCAAGACGAAATCGATCGCATCGAAAACCTGACCGAAACCCAGCGACAGCAGATGAACAGTGAAATGCTGCAGCTGCTCGCTCGCTCGAAATCCCTGTCGACTGTTAACTCGCACGACATGGACTGGCTTGGCGCCTGCTCGATGGTCCTGCTGGCTGTCCTGGTCTTTCTAGCCGCCTATCTGCTGCGCTGAAAATCGACCCTCCAGAAATAAAGATAGCCGCCGATAATGGCGGCTTTTCTTTTTGTGGGATGCCCGTTATACGTCGCTTGCTGGCGGCAGTTTCGCTGGCACAAAATCGCAGTAGCTGTTGACCAGCTTTTGATTCGTGGCAGTCAGCTGCAGCATACATCGATGTGTCGGTGTAATGCCAATTTGCTTGCTGCCGTCCATGATGTTTTTGTACGTCAGCGCAGACACTCCGATGTTGTTGTTGTCCTCGGCGAAATTCAGTGCGACCAGGACCTCGTTTTTCTCTAGCTTTACGATTTTAGAAATCAGATCGCGCTCGATGTCCTCGATGCCATGGACGTCGATTTTCTGCCCGTCAGCCGATGTGCCGATTTCCTCACCGTCCTGCAAAATGACGTCCTTGGTTCGCTTGACAACCTGCTCGGTAGCAAGATTGAAAATGATTTCGAGTGTTTTGGTTTTCAGTTCCATCATGCCACCTTATAGCTCAGATTGATGCTGATCGTGTACGCGTTCGTCGCAATCGTGTTCAGAATCGTATCTGTGAATTCGCCGTCCGACGTCGTGTTCGCGATCAACGAAACTCTGAATGCGTTGTTGTAACCAGTTGTGAGTGTCCCCCGAGTGTTGCTAGCGCCACCCAAGAACCCGCTGCCACTGTAAACCTCGCCGCCCAATGGCGCGAACGGCAGACCTGTGACCGTAACTTTCGCACCCGTTGTGGTTGATGTCGCGATGACGATGGTCGCATTCAAAAACACATAGTTTCCGATGCGCTGATAGCTACCTGTCCTCGATGTGTACGTCACCGTCACGCCAGTGCCTGTGAATGCTGGTGTCCATGGACCTTCCTCAAAATAGTTGAGTGTCGATGTGCCACCACCGAATTTCACACCTGCAGAAAATGTCTGCAGCGACGGAAATGTATTCGCCTGATTTACACCAGCAGGCTGCCATGTGTACTGAACATCTGTCGAGTCGAGTAGTTGCATCAGCTTAGAATTTCCTCTGCCTTGAGTGTCACGCTGGCGCCACTTTCCATGACTGCCCAGATGTCAAGCGATGCCGATGCCGCGTCGGTCAGCAGTGCGCCAGCTTCAGCTCTGGCAGAACATCCGACCAGCATGTCCGCCTTAGTCGGCGCTGCGGATCCTGCTGTCTGTACCTGAATGCGGACGCCGACGCCAGCTGTGACAGTTGTCGGCACGACGACTCGCCAGCCGATGCGTGTGGCAGTGTTAGTGTCGAACAATTTGACTGGTGTGGTCGAATCGACTGTGACTGAAATTCTTTTCTGAACGTTATTGTATGCCATGGCTGCTCTCTGTGTTAATTATGAATCCTTATAACTCTGTAGTGAAATATGTCAGGCTGCCGACCAGGTCGAAGTTGCTGCCACTGCCGACGACGTTGACCTGTACGAATGAATGATTGTGAATCAGCCGCAGCGCGCTGCCTGGCGACCATGCGACGATTTTGTCGACTGAATCCGTGACCGAATGCGCCATCCCTGCAGCGCATGGAATCGTGTTCGCGAAATCTGACACGACTGGAAACGGCAGACCTCGGACCAGCAGATTCCCGCTTGATGCATCTGACTGCTTGCTCTGGCAGCTCATGATAAAATTGATGTGGACCACATTTTGGATTTTCTGATAATAACCGACCTGTTGAGTCACCGTGAAATTTAGGTCGCCACCAGTCGACGACAAAATCGGTGTCCAGACACCCTCGTTCACAGACACTGGTGTCACGGTCTGCTGCAGCTGTGAAAACTGCGCTGTGATTGATTTGTCGACTGCTGCCATGGTTTCAGTTTACACCTGCTAGTTCATGGTGTCAGTTATCTGGAAATTCCAGACAACTCAATGCTCAACTATTCGGAAATTCCGAATAGTTGCTATCAGCTGAACGTGATGCCATCATCCGATGTGCGCTGCGTCAGGCTGCCGCTTTCGACATCGAGCAGCACCAGCCGCCGATTTCCACCGTTTGTGACATCCTCATCGACCGCGATGCATTCGTCGTCGACGCCAGATGCGACCACTGTCAGTGATGCCTGCAGCACCGTGTCTGCTCGGTCTGTTATTTGACCCTTGATGGATGCGCCATCGATCCAATAGATGTAGCGATTTCCGTCGCGTCCGATGATGAATGTCGGCTTAACGCCGTTTGCGATTGTTCTCATAAGTGTAAATGTTTCGTTTAACGCAGCTGCTGAATACAGCTTGATTGACTTGTTGATTTCGACGACTAGGTAAATTTTCTGATCTGTTGACTGGCGATCAATTCTGATGGCGCAGCTCGTCGCAGACAGTGCCAGCGTGTTTACTGTGGAAAACGTCAGACCATTGTCAGACTTTCGGATCAGGACGTTTCCTGAGTTGTCCACATAGGCGGCGGCATGCACGTTCGATGCGAAGTCGATGTCCAGTGAGAGTCTGCATCTGGCGGACCTTAGCAGACAAAACCATCCGTGCCATGGTCGCGCCTTGGCATAGATGTCGCCGCTCGAGACAATTCGCCAATCGGTTTCTGTGTTATCCAAAACTGGGTTGAATTGCCAGATGTACCATCCAGTCGGTGGCACAGCGACAGCAGAACCTGAATCCACAGCTGCTGGTGTCTGGAGTTTGGCTGCGGCGGACGCGTTGGAAATCAGGTATCGACCATCTTGAACATGGTCGTACACGACCTGCGCGTAGCTGCCTGTGGCTGACCAGTCGGTCGTCAGTCTCTTTTTATATGGGAATGCTGCCAGCGGCGGAATCTCGCTGAATGAGTTAATCAGCGCCAGCCTGAAATCGTCGTTCGTGCCTTTCGGCAGGACGTATGAATTTGAGAATTTGTCGGCGACTGCGATTGACTGACCTTCGTATGAATCGTAAAGACTTGACAGGTCCGTCGTGATGGTCGATGCCAGTGATGCGCCGCCATTTCCCTGCACCACTCGGTATTTGAATGCCAGCGCGTCGACGATGGTATTCGGTGTTCCCATACCTGTGACTAGAGGCGGATCCTGGAAACCCAGAATCGGCGAATACCAGGTCAGATTCCCCCAGCGATGGTTCGGTCCATCCGCCCACAGCATGGATGCCGCCCTGCTGTTTTCCCAGTAGACCAGCGGATGTGTCGCCTCAAGATTGAACGTCGGAAAATTGATGGTGACAGGATTCGCAGGATTCGTCGGCGTAATTCTGAATCTTAATTTCGCGAACTGGCGACCTTTCCCCAGCTGAAACCCGACGACCGTCTCTGGATTCGACATATACGCGCTGCTGACACCAGACGCCAGCTGGTCGACACCTGTGTCTGTGATGGCGCTGATAATTGAATACCCGTTATCAATCGCCCATGTGCCAGAGTATTTCAGCTGAATTCCTGTCGGCAAGTCGTACGTTCCTGGCGCGGATGCAATGTAATTTGTGGCATTGTCCTGACCATAGAATGAAACCTCGATTCTCGAGACGTTCGTCGTGGACCATGCCAGAATGACCTGCTTTGCTTTGGTCAGCAGCATGAACGGATCTGCCGTCCACTGCGCCATGTCTAGCTCGATGTAAGTGTTCGAACCTGTGAAACCTGTGACAACGATGTTCGACCCGAGTGTCACTGTGCAGTCGTTCGCAGTCCAGACGCCTGGTCTGGTGGTCGAGAGTGTGATGGCGCTCGGCTGCGTCATGGTCAGCACCTTAAATCTGCTGCTGCCTATCCACCTGAAGCCACCGAAAAACGCATCGAGGAATGGCTGATTCCCGTTGTCAATTTCTAGCACCGAGGAAATCTGGCTGTTCCTGGTCCTCGGATTTGATGGCAGCGCGGCGTTGTATAGCCACTGCTCTTTTATAGGTCCCCAGTAATCCTCCCATGGCTGCGATGCTGAGTCGACGTCCCAGTCGTCCCTGTGATACGCGATGTTCCAGTGTGGATTCACCCACGACCCTGTATAGCGCATCAGCATGTCGGCGTGACCCTGATAGCCAGCCAGCGTGTCGACACTCGATGGAAATGTGATGGCGATGCCCTCCGACTCGTTTAGATTCGTATCGGTCGGCGCAATGTTGGTGCAGGTCCAGGACAGCACCTCGCCCTCTGGACAGCTCGGAATCGGCACCGAAGGCGGCGGACAGAGACAGACCGTGTATCCCTCGTAGCTCCAGGTCTTGCTGTAGCTTTTCCCCTTGCTCCAATTTGCCTGAGTGTAAATGGTGTTCGGGAATGCGTCCTCGACGTCAGATGTCGCATTCGTCACGACCTCCAGAAAATCAGGTCCAAGATCCGCGTACACGACCTGCGACCCGCCAGTGTTCACTGTGACCGCACCGACTGTGCAGTTTCTCGTCGCCGACCCTCTGACCTCTGGGAAATCAAAACGTCGCCAGAGTGCCTTGTAATCTGTGTTCCACCTGACAATGGCGCGCTCGAGATTTGGTATCGCTCTGGCTGCGCCGCCGTGGCTTTCGCTCCAGCTTTCGACATAATACGCGTCGATGTAGCCGTCATCGTATTCGTCGGTGCATGGATCGAGACAGTAACCCTGCACGATTTCGTCATAAACGATGGTCCCGCCGCCCTCCCCGACACACTCGCCAATGACTCGCTGCATCAGTGCGCGCCTCCCGTCATAGGTTCGCTCTGTCTTGCTATAGGACCTTGTCGAAATGATAATGCTGTCGGTGTCTGCGACCGAGATTTCGCTGCCGAAACTCAGGTTATAGGGACAGCTGCCAGACGTCGGAATGCTCGCTGTCCAGACTGCGCACGGCAGTGTCGTCCATGCATTCGTCTCGTCTTGAAATCGCCAGCCAGCAGTGATAGTCTGGTTCGCCTCCGCCTCGGTCACATATTCCATAGCTGCTGGATCGCATGGATCGTACACCGATGGTGTGTAAACCTTGGCTGCGCTGCAGCTGCCTGTGGCATACAATGGTGTTCCGATGTAGTCGATATAGTTCGGACCGACACCATTTGATGTGACATCGACACCTGTCAGTGTCGTCTGGAGTGTGCCGTTCACGAAAACCATCAGGCTGTTCCAGACTGTCCTGAATAGCGACCCTGTCAGCTTGCAGTAGATTTTGACACCAGTCGCTCTGACCGTGATGCTGACCGTAGACAGGTACGCTGCAGCACCGACAATATAGCCGCCAAATGGCGCACCAGGACCATCGTATTTCGCTTGCCATGCGACTGTCCCTGCACCATCATCGCTCGATGACACCTCCAGGTAGATGCCCGTATTGACGTTTATCGCATTCGGCACATACTGCGTCTGCGCGTTCGCAGTGTGCGATTTTGCCAGTGTCCCACTGCCTGCGCCTGTCGCTGAAACCGTCGACTCCAGTTTATATTCAATCGCATCGGTCGCAAAAATAAGTCCGTTATTTGGCATCGCCACACCCGCATGGTTTCACTGCCTTAGTCGATGTCGGCGCAGCTGCGTCGGCAACAGCTTTCCACTGATTCGCGAATTTCACCAGCGCGAAAATGAAGTCGTCACGTCTGCAATCGCAGCCAATGATTTTCAGATCCAGCTCGACCCACTCGCCTTCGCCGCCAATGCTTATCAAAATATCTGTCATAACACATTCCGCGTGTAAATCGGCATTCGCGTAATTGACCCTTCAATGAATCCTCGACGCGCGAGCGCTGTCCTGACCCCGTTCATGGTCCCGAATGCGACGATCTCGTCGAACGATGCCGAGTTTGAATAGCCGACGATGTTGGATAAAACGTATGTGCATGGACGCCACATCCAGTCGTCGCTGGCTGCGCTGTTCGGATCCTTTTCGACGCCGCCCTGAATGCTGGTGACAATGAAGTCGACACCATTGAGTGTCACCTTGTCGGACACCCAGACTGGAAAACCTGTGACATCAGAAACGACTGGAAGCTCGACCTCAATCTCATTTACCTGCCGCGCAGGACTGCATCTGTCGTATAACAGACCAGCTGCCGAATCGACCAGATCCTGCGTCGCCAAACCTTTGTTTATCAATCCTAGTCTCGACAGTCCGCCTATCCAATTCGTCGGTCTGGCTGATGGCGCGAGCGTTGGATCAATGCTCGACGTGTCACGCTTGACTGCCTGGACTGGCTGCTGCTGACGCGGATCAAAGCCTGTGACGATGATTTCGTTCGCCTCTGGGTTTATGTAGTGATAACGCTGCTGCCTGTAGACGTAGCGCCATGCCTCGGCTGCTGCTTTCCCGCCTGCGATGGCATTCGCGATGGTGTCATAGAATGTAAATTTCGATGCTGCAGCATTGATGGTCGCTGGCGACTTCGTCGTGAATTTCGGTGTGGTTGCATGTGGGTATTCGCCATACCACCAGCCGCCTAGATAGTCCTGCATGACTCTCGACAGGTATGACCATGCATTTTCGCCAATGTCTGCAATTTCACTGAAATCACCGCACAGTGCTGGTGCGATGTCGCCAGCTCTGACTGTGGCTGTTTCCAGTGCCAGGTCCGCGCTGCTGCCGCCGACCAGCTCGACTAACCGTTTAATGACGCAGTCGCTGCTGGCGTGAGAAATCAGCATGCCATCGAAAACCATGCGCTCGCGGAACATGTAAGTTTTCAGCAGCTGCGTGATGTGGCTGTTTGCTGTCAGTGTGGCTCGACCTAGTGATGGTGTGGTTCCCTCAATCCACTCAATCGGCTCCGTGATGCCGTTGTGGAAAACCGTCGTCCCCAGTGTGGTCTTTGTGGGCTTGTTCGCGTGGTCCTGCAGACCAGTGATGCCGATGCCAAGCGGATCAAACAGGTCCCACCTGAGTGTCGCACCGCCAGTCTCTGGGACGCTGAATGACATGTTTTGCCAATACGTTGACAGGTTCGCCGATTCGCTCGCATCAGTGTTCGCCGACAGTGCTTTATAGCCGCCAGAAATCCCATAGACGACTGGACTCGACAGACCGTTTCCAGTCATGGCTGCTCTGACTCTAACTTGCGTTTTGACACCGTCTGGCACAAATGTCGTCGTGCCGTCTGTCTCGGTAATCGATGCGACGACTGCATCGCTGTTGCCTGTCCGATAGCTCTGGTCGCCGTATATCATCGCAGTGCCTGAACCCCAGCTGGCATTCGTGTACGTTTCCAGCACAGCTGCTACTGCTGGTGCTTCCGCCAAATCATATAGCTGGCTGCTGGCATAGCCTGACGTCGCGAATTTTAATGGCGCAGCCTGGAATTTCACCGTGCCGTTCATACGGATCCAGAATTTCGTTGATGGTGTGATGGTTGGATTTGTGTCTGAATCCAGAATGTCTGGGAAAATAGCACGCACACCGTTCCCAGCTGTCGACAGGACCAGCAGCTCGCGATGGCGGCATGGAATCAGCACCAGCTCAATGAGTGTGTTTTGAATGGTCGCGCTGCCCTTCGCACCAGACACTTGACCCTCGACGACTTTGATGCCGCCGCGCCAGACCTCGACGACGCCATCGGAATACAATCTGCATGCTGTGTTTGATGTGACACTGCCCCCAGCGTCCCAGCCGAATTCAGCCAGTGTGTATCGACTGCCCTCCGAGTATCCGAAAAATCCGACATAGAAACCTGTGTTTTTGGCGTACGTCGCAGTCGTGATGACCGACGTGCCTTTTGCCGATGTCGGACCTTCCAGATATTTGCTGCCACCGACTCCAGTGATGTCTGTCACCGACCATGTCGATCCGAGTCCGAAATCTGCCAGACCGAGTTTGTCATACGGCGCAGTGTTCGACGTGTACCATGCGGCGTAGAATGGTCGTGGTCGCAACATTAAAGTCGATGTCAGCGGATCGATGAACGTATCGGAGAAAAATTGACCAGTGTTGAAATCGTCACCAGCTGCCGAAAACCCGATTCGGTCCTGACTTTGCCGCCACTGCTCGACATCGACATCGAAACTGAATTCTGGTCGTGGCATTACACTTCCCGCCTGCTGACGTTATAGCCGATGTTTTTCGCTGAGACATTCACCATGTTTCGCTCGATGGCATAACCCAGATCCACCAGCAGCGCCTTGATTTCCTGAGTGCCAGACCGCCGCCTGCCTGCTAAACCTTGCATTTCCTCGCGGCTCAATCCTCTTGATGCCAGACCTCCGCCGCCCAGGACTCGGTCGTTTATGTCCGCCATTTTCTTGGTGTTGTCATTCGTTCCTGCACTGCTGTCTGCGATGTTTTTCAGCAGGTCCTTGACCGACTCGCCTGGAGTCACAGCACCTGTCGGTGCTTCAGCAGTTTTCCCTAAGTTTTCCCCAGCTGCAGCTTGCTCTGCCAGTTTCTTTCTGCGCTGCTCTAAATCGAATCGCTTTACACCGATGAATCGCTCTGCTTCGCCGCCGCCGTATGCCTCGGCAAGATTTTGGCTTAAACCTATAGCATTTGCAACATTTCCTAACTGCCGTCGAAACAGATAGATTCCTGGAAACATATCTGCTATAGAAATCAATGTCTCGCCAAACGCTACCATGCCTTCGGAAAACCCTTTAATAAATACACCGAATGCGACGAAACTGCCAGTGAGATTCAAAATTGATTCCTCGGCATCAATGCTAACTATTCCAATTCCCTTGATTGAACCCATGAACGACTTCACCGCCTCGCCAAAAACATTTACTGCATTCAGGTTTTCAAACGCCCCAGCCAATGTCGTGCTGATAGCGACAACTGGCTCGACCAGTGCCAGACCGATGCTGCGCATGACCCTGTTAAATGAGTCGCCTAGCGACGCCAGCTTTGCCATCGGACCGCTCGCCATTTCCTCCGCCAGCTTCCCGAATTTGGCATTCACGACGACCTCAATCGCAGTCAGTGCCTGGTCGACTGTGCCTTGGAAACTACCGCCCTTGTCGAACTTCAGACCCTGCGCAGCCAGTGCCTCTCTGGAAATGCCACCTCTTGCCAGCGACTCGAAACCTTCGCCGAATCGACCCGACTTAATGTAGCCGAGCGCCGCGACGAATGAATTCAGCGACTCCGCATTCCCGCCGAAAACCGTTCCCAATTTCTCTGCAATCGGCAGGAATCGCTCGGTGCTAAGTCCGAATGCCTCGAGCAACTTTGCCGACTCGCCAAGCGTCGCTGTGTCGAACACCGACGGAATTGCCAGCTTATCAATGAATGAAAGAATTTGACCAGTGCGCTCGCCACTGCCTGTGATGGCTGTGAGTGATCGCTGCAGTGTGTCGAACTGCGTCGCCGTCTCGAGCGCCGCTTTTCCGCCGAGGACCAATGGGACAGCGATTGCAGCCACAGCTCCGACAGCTGCTCCGATGGTCCCTGTCACCAGCTGCGCGCCTTCGCCGAGTCTCTTGAGCATTCCACCGCTTGAGTGCGCCGATGCGCCTGATTTCTTGACAGCCTTGTCAGCGTCAGCCGATGCCGCGGCGACCTTTTTCGCGCCGTCCTCGAAACCCTTGGAATTCAAGACGTACTGCGACTCGACAATTTCGACTGTGACTTTTGACATCCTAACCTACGATTATGACTTGTTGTGGCGATGGCGGCTGAACCTCGTTCAGTGCCAGAATTTGCAGGACGCGAAACTGATGGTGTGAGTCCAGGTCGTCGAACCATTGACCGTAGACATCAACTGCGACCCTGCATTTTGCGGCGAAGTCGCGATTCAGCTCGAGTCTTTTTTTTCGTCTACGAATACCGCGAACTCGCTGGTCTTGTTAGCAGCTGCAGCATCGAGCGCCGCGATGGTTCCTGCGAACACTGGTGCAGCTCGTTTTGCTAGCGTCAGCCATGCCAGCTCGTTTTGAAATTCCTCGTCCAGCGACAGCATGGCGAGCATTTTCGTC